GCTTTTTTTATTCACTCTCAACATAAAGGATTAAACATGGCAGGCGAAAACGTGTCGGCTGAAGCTGGTGGTGGAGAGATCAACGTAACGGTTGAAGACCTTCATCGTGCGGCGGAGGAGACCAAACAGGCAGAAACCCAAGAAACCCTCGTGGAGAAACCGGCCGGAGAACTCGATGCTGAAAAGCCGAAGGAAACCGAGCAGGAACCCGCAGAGGAACCTACGGATAACGCGACACGCACCAAGCTGGGAATGAAAGTCGCTGCACAGGAAAAGCAACTCGAAGAAATGAGGGGCTTGCTCCAGCAGTCAAATGCTCAATTAAAGCAGGTGACAGACATCATTACCCACTTTGCCCAGGCCGCGCAGCAACAGCAACAAAGTCAAGTCCAGACCGATGAGCCGGAATACATTCCGACCGAAACCAAGGAGTTTCTGTCCTTCCTCGAAAAGCGCGAACAGCAGAGGCAGACACAGGCGCAAAGTCAAGCTATGGCCTTTGCCCACGAATATGTGAACGTGATCGAGGAAATAGGGAAAGGCGAATCCGACCCGGCGATGGTTGCCGAGATTAAAAAACTCACAACCGAAGGCGGACAGCCTTTCAACAAGAAGTATTCCAACAGTGCTTCGGCAGACGCCACGACCAATTTTTTCCGAGCCAAGGCTTACATCCTCGAACAGCGCATCTCAAAAGGCAAGACCCCTGAAAATCCTCTAAAGGGCGGGACTCCCGAGAATCCCTTGGGCGCACCGTCTTCATCTACCGCCAAAAAGCCCGACAAGAGTGTTGAACTCGATGCTTTTGCGAAACGGGCGGCGGCGGCATGGGGGTATTCGGGCAAGGCCCTTGAAGATGTCATGAAGGGATAAGAGTTGCGAGAGTTTACACGCAGACATCCAAGCAGAACGATAGTCCGGCATGACGCAAGGACTAGGCCTCTAAAACCCGCAAGGTGGGAAGAAGAAGGCCGGTACTTCCGATGCTGGAACTGCAACTTCATCTGCGACTCGGAAAGAGACCAACTTGGCGGACCCGAAGATCGGGCTGGAACTGACAGCGAATTTGCACAGTTTACCCTTCCTGACCACAACTGGATCGACTACGGCCAGGCTGCCGTTCCCAAAATTCTAAGGGGCCAGTCTCATACCGTATTGGTCCGGGTGGACGGAGAAGGGAACCCTCTACCGATTCTTTTGAATTATTCGCCCATAGTTGACCGGGGCTGTCCATTTTGCGGTTCGGTCAATTACCGAGGCGACTACCGCTAAGGAGAAACATTTATGCAGATTTTAAACCAAGGCGAACCAGCGCAGAGATGCTGGGTCCCTGTTTGCACAAGTTCCGGCATCACCATCTATGAAGGCTCACTTGTCACAATGAGTACGGATGGTGTTATCCCGTATACTTACGGGTCCGGCGCTTGGAACACCACCGGCAAGACCACATGGCCTGCGACCGCTATACCGTGGGGCCTTGTGATCGGGACCAGCAACCGATACGAACAATATTCCTCCACTTACAACGCCCAGTACATCACCTCAGTTATCACTTCAAACGCCAATTTCACTCGTGAGATGGTGGGTATTGAAGGCGGCTGGGGGATGGACCAGCAGGCTTATGTCTATGTGGAGCGGATTTTCCCGTGGACGGTGTTACGGTCGAATATTTACTTCACGACAGTAGGGACCGCCCCAACCGTAGCAACAGTTTCCTCTCTTACGACAAACGGTTCAACGGGCATGGGGTATACCACTGCGGCCACCATCGGCTTTACCAGCATAGCCGATCTTACAACCGCCTACTGCCGTTCGGGACTTAACCGGGGCATCTACCGCGTAACGGAAGCGGGAAGCACGACCGCCCTAACCTTTACATCGCCTTTTCCGTATGCAGTAACGATTGGCGATACGTTTGTCCATGCGAACATCAAGTCCTTCGGAACCTGCTGCCTTGTGCCGGATGCTCAGGGAATGTGGGTTGACGGCGCCACGGCAGGGACATCGGGCACCACAGGAGTAGCGGCAGATATAGTGCGCCTCAATCTTGAGGAAGCCGGAAGAGAATATGTCGATTTCCGGTTTAACCTCTACAACTTCCTGCCCTTGCTGGTTTAAGGCGCGGAAAGGAGCTAAGTCATGGCCAGTATTATTGAATCAGCATCCTTCCGCAAGCTCGTGGAAGGGCATATCAAAAACGTGAAGCAGCAGACATATAAGGACATCCCCAGCTATAAAGACCGTCTTTTCAAGGTGATGTCTTCGGACTCTGCGTATGAGGACTTCTTTTCAATCGGGACCGTTCCCGACATTCCGGCTTTTACCGGGCGTATCAATTACCTGCCCGTCTTCTCCGGCTACTACACGAAGATCGAGCCGAAAGAGTTTTCGGGGGGCCTTCTCTTTCAGCGAAAACTTCTGGACGACGAGCAGTACGGCGTTCTTTCAAACCGGGCAGCATGGCTCATGAGAGCGGCAAGAAGGACCGAGATAAAGGCGGAAATGCACAGCCTTGTCTACGCCTTCTCTGCGGCTTTCGAGTACATGACCTCGGAAGAGGGCGTGGCGCTTTGCTCGACCGGGCATCTTACCAAGTCGGGCGCATCGACTTCCGTTGGTTTTAACAACCTCAGCACTGCGGCCCTTTCAAAAACAGCGGTTGCAGCGGCCAGGCTCAAGATGAGGCTTTTCCGCGATGACCTCGGAGAGCGAATCGACGTTGGAGACGATTTAATGCTGATCGTTCCCGACAATCTTCACGAGACCGCCTATGAGATCGTTAAGACCCCGAAAAGCCTGGATACGGCGGAAGGAAACGTGAACTTCCAATACCAAAGATATGATCTTCTCGTTCTGCCCCGGTTGGACGACTATTCGACCTCCAACTGGTATCTCACCTGGAAATCGCAGATGAAGGAAGATCATCTCTGGGTGGACCGGATTAAACCCGAACCGAAAAACACCTGGGATTTTGAGACCTACACCTTGAAGCTGGCGATGTATTTCAGGTTCGCCTACGGGTTCAAGGACTGGCGCTTTATACTAGGGAGTCAAGTATCGTAATGGATTTTAAAATGGACAATCTCCATAATATAGTGTAGGTTACTGCCATTAACCCAACATTTTAAAATGGAGGTTGTCCTATGAGAAAAAACATTGCGCCTAGGTATTGTGAAGAGTGCAGGAAAAAGTTTTATCCGACTGGCAACAATCAAAAGTTTTGTCGGAAGAAATGCCAAGAAGTTCATGAAGCAAAGCACATAAACAAGGATAGGAAGCATGAAGCCAACCTCAAACATAAAGAGAAAAGCCGACATGGGAACGGAAAAGAACGGTTGGTTGCGCAATATGGCCTTGTTTGCAGCAAGTGTGGCAAAACCGGCGACTCTTTTGAAATTACAGGGCATCACACCACTGGCGACAAGAACGAGCATGAATATCAAGAATTGTTGTGTCGATCTTGCCACGCCAAAGCGCACGATCTCGGACAGTACAAAATCAAAATCGTGGACAAAGAGTCTATCCAAAAGGCTCTTGCTGATAGCAAGGGCCTTGATGAGGCTGCCGCAAAACTCGGCATTAGTCGTTCATTTCTCAGGAAACAACGGATTCACTATGGGCTTTATGACCAACCGTGCAAAAAATGCGGCAGGATTTATCCGAAATCTGAAGAGTGCCGGAAATACTGCCCTGAATGCACGGCTGGCATGAAAAAGGGACATTACAACAAATTTTACTTAACCTCATAACCCTGCTGGGGGGCTTCGGCCCCTCAGTGAGCCATCACTGGCAGGAAAGGATTCAAAATGGGCGGTGCAATAGCCTATACGAACAATCAAGGGCAAGTGAAATTGGTAAACGTGCGCGGTTCCAGGGTCATGCCGATTTTGGCGGAACTGCCATTTATACCCGGCAATATCTGGCATGTTAAACCCTACAGCGGTTCGGATTCAAATACCGGCCAAAGACCGGACCAGGCACTCAAAACCCTTCCTTATGCTCAAACCGCAGCCGTAGCGAATCAGAACGATGTGGTTCTGATGTATGCTGAGAGCAATACAGCAGGCTCCACAACGGACTATCAATCGACAACTCTCAACTGGGCGAAGGACGGGGTCCATCTTATCGGCGTAAACGATGGCAACCCTTTCAGCCAACGGTCCAGAATAGGATGGGCTTCTACAGCCACGACCGCGCTTACAAGCCAGGTTCCGCTTTTTTCTCTGAGCGCAAACGACTGTCTGATTAAAAATGTCAGTTTCGTAGTTGGAAACGGCCAGACATATCTTTCCGGCGGCGTTTATGTTTCGGGGGATCGCAATGTTCTCCGCAACGTAGGTATTGCATGGCCTGTCAACACAGGCAACGATGCCGTGGGAGCCTACGCTGCGTATTTCAGCGCTGCCGCCGATACGCTGGTTGAAGACTGCGTGATGGGTTCCTACACCATTGATTCGGGCAGTGCGGCCAACAGCACCGTGCTGATCGGAGCCGGAACCGGAATCATCACTTTCAGACGTGACAAGTTCATCCAGCGGCTTTCTTCCTCGACCAACACTCCATTCATCAAAACAGTAGACGCCAACTCCATCGGATTTGGCTGCGTCTGGTTTGAAGGTTGCGGTTTCATTTCAACTTCGGTTAATGCGGCCCATGCCCAAACCAGCGCCATGTCGATTACCGCCGCTCAGGCTGGCGGGAGAGTAATTGTAGATCCGAATTGTTACACGAACGCCGGAAGTTGGGACAACGCCCACACAAGCATGGTGCTTATAGGCGGTGTGCTGACTCCGACCAGTTCCGCCGGGTTCGGCACATTGTATGCGACAGCCGCTTAACTTTTACAGGGAGGGCTTCGGTCCTCCCCAACCTCCAAATAAGGATTTTTTATGGCTCAAGACGCAAGATCAGCGGGAATAGAAGATATCCAGTTTTTCACCGATGTGGACAAGAAATTCGAGAAAAAGCAAGAGATTCTAACATCGACTTACCCTGCATGGTATTTCGACCAGCAGCTTGCCGCTCAAAAAGAGGAATTGAAGCAACGGAAGCGACGGCCGGCCGATGACGAAATAGTGCCGAGCGGCCCTGAGTATGCAGCGGAAACAAGGCTGCTTGAGGCCAAAGTCAAGGAAGTTGAAGCCTCTCGGCCCAAGCTGAACGGACCTCAAAAGAACTTCCTGACTCGGGAAGTCGCAAACCTCGAAGCGGGGATCAAGGAAACTCTTTTCACCTACGATGACATGCAAACAGGTGAAGCAAGCGCCCACGAAGAACTAAAACGCCAGATGAACCCGTGCGTAAAAATCGACAAGCGCCTTGCTTCAATGCTCAACCTCAAGAGCTACAAAGGCGGCATGGTTTCAAGGGATGATGCCACAATCGCAACGCAAATCTGCAATAAGCTCCTAGGCGAAAATACCAACTGCGAAAAGCTCCGGCCCAAAAGCATGACATGCCGGACAAGAAAAGTCGCTCCCTTTACCGGGGATGAAGATTCTCCCTCTTTTGGCGAGATGATGGAGTTACAGGATGGACGGGAACCAGCTACTCCGGCAGTTGCGTGATATTCTAAACGAGTCCTCATCTAGCGGCTGGATGGATGGTTTCACCAGCTATATGTACTTGTGGCAGGGGGCTGTCGAGTTCGTTTCCCGTACCGAGTGCTTTAAAAACACTCAGGCAATAACGACTCAGACTGGAATACCGAGTTACACGCTCAATGCCGACTATCTTGAGCTTTTCGCAAAGACACACGACAACCGCTACTTCGTGACCCTAAACGACGGGGTAAGCGACAACCATTATCTTTTCTATAAAGATTACTCGGAAATTCTGTATCGGAACCAGCAAAACTCCGTCCAATATCCTTATAACTTCACAATTATTGACGATCCAGACCCTCCCGCGCCGGTCAGCGGAACGGCTTCGGGAACAAGCGTCGCCTCGGGGGGGCAGTCGGTTCTTACCGATTCAACCGCTGATTTTTCTTCGTTCGACGCTGGGGATTCGGTGCATGACATTACTGACGGCTCACTGGGAATCATTCTTTCCAAAACATCCAGCACCCAGCTTGTGACAGCCCTTTTCTCCGGGACGGTAAACCAATGGAGCGCAGGGGACGCTTACGAGATCGTTCCGCAGGGCCGAAGCATGATCGTTATTGACCCGCCCCCCTCGACGCCGGGATATACGATCAGCCTGCCCTATGTTCAAAGACCCGCGCCTGTTTTCTCGGACTATGGAGTCTATCGCTTCCAACGTGAGTACTGCCTTGCGGTCATAATGTATGCGGCCTGGCTTTACAAATACCGGGATTCCAAGCCGAACGAGGGGGATAAATATTACATCCATTTCGATAATCAGGTGAAGCGGTACTCATACGGAATTTCTGCCCGGTACAGAACGAACAACCGGATGAAAGTAAATATGAAGGCGGGGAGAAGATGAGAAATGAGAGTCGTTGCATGGTTTTTGTGGATTATTCTTTTATTTGGTTTTGCCGGTTCGGTGAAAGGTGAAGAGATGAGGCCGACTTATTCACCGCAAAGAAGAGCAATCAGGCTCCCGCAACTATCCTCCAATGTGCCTTCCAGGAGAAAGATAGTAGCTCCTTACGCCACGGCGGGGATAACAGCGCCTACGGTTACAGGCAATCCCGCGCAGGTGGTTGACGATCAGGGGGCGCTGGCGACTCAGAGCACACAAGGGCTTGGGTTTTCAAATTTGTCACTTCAAACTCCTTTGGGGGATAATGCTCCGACAACAATCAGTATTTCGTTTGGCGCAGGGATGGTTCTGCAAAACCCCAACGATGGGACGACTATCACGCTTTCTGCTCCCATATCGGGCCAAACGCTCAACAGTGCAATTAACGGAGTTGGAGGATTGGATATCGGTTCTCCTGCGGGCACAGGTCCGCGGGGATCGAGCATATACTACATTTTTGAAATTTATGATCCTGTCATGCAGACGGCTTCATGCCTGATGTCTCTGTCTGCGACCTCTCCTGAATTGCCATTGGGTTATACATATTATAGATGGATAGGCGCAACTCCTTGGATAAATGCTTACTTCGTCCCATTTATCCAAAATAATTACGATCTTTATTTTATGGAAGCGTTGAGTCTATTTGGTTCTCTTACGGGGACATGGCCACAAACATTGGACTTTACGGGGCAGTTCCCCCCCAATCCTTATATTACCCATGTCATTATGAATATTATGCTACTCAACCATGGCAATAACGTAAATGTGGGTTTAGAAGTTGGTAATACTAATACCTTGGGAATATTCACTTCTTTTATGTTTATAAATGCTGCCACTGCACTGGCAGGGCTCGCGGGGCCGCAGTTCACAATGCCTATTCTAAGTGCTGCGACAGTTTACTACGGGAAAATAGGAACAGGCACGGGGACTGTAGGCCTGAATGTCCAAGGCTACCGCCTCAACCTCTAAAGGAACATCATGGCGCAACAGAGTGGCGACCAGCTAATCAAAAAAGACATCCCCCTTAACGGGAAACTTGTCACTTCAGATGATGGTGTGATGGTGGGGACCAACTTCACCACGCTCCAGAACATGCGCTATACCGATACGCACCCCCAGGGAATCCGGGGGATGACGAAGATAAACCCTGATGTTCTTGCTAATCCTCACATAAGATCGGCATACCATTTCGTGAAAACGCAGCCGGTAGAATCCCACCTGCTGACCCAGGCTTATGACGCAAGCGACGCCAACTCCAAGGTTTACACGAACGACACAGCGATACCAAACGCTGGGGATTTCAATGCAAACGCCCTTCATACGGACGCAGCAGGAGTGGGAAGGGGATTTTTTGCATCCGGTCCAGACGGAGCATGTGTCTACTGCAACAGCGCCGAATCTCTCATTTGGGGCGGGGATGAGATGGTTGTGGGGGCCTTTGTAAACTATGACCCTGCGGGTTCTTTCAAATACGACTTTACAGACGTTCTTCAAAACACCATGTCCGATGCGGAAAATTCAGCCATTTTGGTTCCCGCCCCTGGGACCGGGATAGATACACACACCAAGCTCATTCTGCACCTTGATAGCGGTGTTACCGATTCATCGTCAAGTCCAAACACCGTTACAAACGTCAATATGACCTTTGACGCATTAAACTTCGAGTTCGGCGGTGGCTCGGGTAAATTTGGCGGAGCGACCGCATATCTTACAATACCCGACAATTCAGGGTTTAATCTTTCGGGAGGCGTGTGGACAATCGATACATGGTTTATGCCGGCCGCTTTTACCGCTGATCAGTGCATCTACTCCCAGATAACAAACGCAAATAACTGGTTCCGTCTCTATGTAGACACAACCGGGGCGGTCCTTCTCAAATATAATGTTTCCGGGACCGAATCGACAATCGTAAGCACATCGAGCGCGGCCGTTACTGCGGGTGTTTTCCAGCACATCGAAGTGAGCCAGGGAGCAGCCGGATATAAAATATTTGTCAACGGTCAACTTGCAGGCAGCAGTTCTAAAGCCACCGTTCCCGCAAATTATTCGGGGCTTGTCTACATTGGGGCACGGACGGATGGAACCTCGGTGCTCGATTATCTTAACGGCGACCTAGACGAATTCAGGCTGAGCAGCGGCATCCAACGGCACACAGCGAATTTTACGACTCCGGTTGCTCCTTACTCAACTTCAACACCTAGCTCGGTTACTTGCTATATTGGTTCGTCTTTAAGCCTAAACGGTATAAAAATCTACGTAGCAAGCCCCAACACGGTTTCAGGCGCTATTTCCGTAAACTACTGGGACGGGTCTACCTGGGTAGCCGTAAGTAATCTTGTGGACGGCACGGCGGGTATGACTCAAACCGGATTTATAACCTTTGACGATACTCAGGCGGTTGCTAAACAATCGGTAAGAGATTCCCTTTCACTCTATTGGTACGAACTGGCTCTTTCCGCCTCAAACGCTACTTCCATCTATTATGTGACTTTGGGCACAGCGATGCAGCCCATTGCCGATATATGGGATGGAGTCGAAAGGACCATAGCTTCGTGCGAGAAGTACAACGGGCATA